AAGGTACTGGCCGTTCGTACAGCGAATCACGGCCACTTTCTTACCCACGTCTTCCGGGCGCCATGCGGTGGGGTTCAGCCTCACCAGTTCGTTCTCTTCAAGTGGTGCTGGATCCTCGTCCAGTTTGACTGACAGGGGAGACAGCGAAAGAAGGTTACCGAGTTCCACTTTTGTATCCGTTAGCCCATCACGGGCACCTTGAAAAAGCTTCTGTAATGCTGCTTGCATAGGCTACCCCCTCCTTTCCAATTGCAAATCCATTGTGTATTGACCGCCCTTCCAGCGTGCATTGCAGCTGGTGACGATCCAGTCCGTGATGGTCACGTTATCCCTCTCCAAGATTTTGATATGCCAGCCTGCGCGGAGCCGGGCTGCCTGATTGTCTTCGTGCTTAACGGTTATGGGTCGGGTCTTGGGTATTTTCGACAGGTTCGCCAGCTGTTTTGAAGCGAGAGCATCCAGTCCCTTTTCTTCACCGGCATCGATCACCTTTTTCATTCGTCCGATCTGCTTGATCAGGTTGGCGTTTTCCTTCGTCACGCTGGCAGCTACTTTGTCATCTTTGTACCGTTCCGCTGTAACGACAGTGTACACTTCCTCGATCGACTCGCCCGTTGAGCTGCTTTCGAGCAAGCTTGCCGCGAACATTGGGACTACGCTGTTCCCGCCTTCTGGGAGAACGGTCAGCTTGTCTCGTTCATGTTGGACGAAATACCTCTTGCCCGTCTTGTCATAAGCCTGCTCTGTCAAAGTCGTGAATAAGGAAGCAAAGGATTGGGAAGCAAGCCGGTCCTTTACTTCAAAGCCAAAGGCCGGACAGCTGAAGTTGATTCCCGTTGCCCGGATAAGTCGCTCCAGCTCCTTACCGGCATCACCATTTAGCTTAATCCGTGACGTTTCGTTCTTCTGTAGGTACCAGCTTAGCTCGTACGCTGTTGCCGATGTGTCGCCGCTCTTATCGTCACGCTCAAAACGGACGATTGGCCCGTGGAAAAACTGCTGCGACTCTTTGAGCAGATCACCGGAGAATAGCATTAAAAAGCCCGCCGATTCGATAGGCGGGGCATTCAGGACTTGGATATCGCAGTTTTGGGCGATCTGGCCGCGAGAGGAAGCCCAGGACAACTCCTTCGTCGCTGGCGTCAGATCGATGCGGGTCGACTCTTTACCATAGATGACTTTCATGGAACCACCTCGCTACGTTCCGATAGCCCGGTTCAGACTGGCTAGTTTTCGGTCAATCCTGTCACGTTGTATAGCTTGAATGTCAGACGCAACTAATGACTGGCTAGCGCTCTTTTTCGCCTTTTTACCGCTCGTGTTCGGTCGGGCTTTCTGCTGCTTGGCTATCACTTTTTCGGGGCTTAGAAGTTGAGTTTGATTGCTCCAAGTCACAAACTCTTCTTTTACATATAAAGGCAGTTCAATCGATCCGTGATAATCCACATTCTTGCCTGAAAACCTGCCGTCACATGGTCCAACGAGAACATTCCAAGCCAAGTTTAGCTCGTCTATTGTAAGCAGAACCTCTGCCCCAGTTAGCCTATCCAGACCGGCCAGCCACGCTCGCGGCCCCTGGTATCCTTCGACCTCGATAAAAGGCGACTCAAGATTTCCCGGTAAAAAAAACTCAAAGGCTATAGATTTCGGGCGTCGGCCAGATATCCGGTTATTTGTCAGGAGCGTTATGGTTGTCGTGCTTTCTACTTCATTTCCACAGCCTCGAAACTCCACTTCCCCAGGAGTGACTGGAAAGGTAAGGCGATATTTGCCCTGCAGCCGAATCATCAGGTCACACCTCCGCTGGTTTCTAGTGCATCGATGATGAATTTCTCCATCATTTTTTTAAATTGAGCGCTTACTTGTGGGTCCTGCATCATCTTGAGCATGGTTGGAATATCTTGAAGTATCCCAGCTGCATGTACCGGTATATTCAGACTCTGAATGTTCACGGATGCCGCCTTTGGTTTCTCTGTGGCTGTTTTTCCCGGCGGTGTGTTAGGAGCCGGAGGGCCAAACACAACTGGTTTCGGACGTAGCCTTTGTAGCTCCTCCTTTGGGATCGGCTTCATCATCGGTCGTGGGCCTTTCTCATTCAGCATTTCTTTTGCCCCATCATAAAGTGCTCCGCCGCCATAAGAACCGCCAATACCCCCGATAATCCCGCCAATTGCTCCGCCTATGGCCGTCCCTAAGAGAGGGATTACTGATCCGACAAGCGCCCCAGCCGCTGCCCCGGCTGCCGCACCTCCCCAGCCGCCCAAAGCCTCAGCTCCCAAACGGCCGGCAGCATCCAGTTTGTTGTCAGCTGTAGCGACCTCTGCAACCCCCAAGGCAGTCCCCAGATAGGGCACTTTCCGTATAACGCCACCCGCCTTGCTTACTTCCGGTATGAGTTTGTTGGCTTTTGAGATATCGCCCAAGGTCTTTTCAAACTTGTAGTCTCGATAGGCAGGGTCTTGCTTCCATGCCGTTCCTTTCCCCAACCCTATGTTTGAATAGTCCGGGCCTTTTGTGGGCAAATCGACCGGAGAACTTTGCTTGTTTCCGAATGGATTAATTTTGTCCAGCCAACTCCATCGCTCTTTTCGCCCGGCCTGTTTCTCAAGCCGCTGCTCCTCCTTTTCCAGCCAGTATTCAGGGGAGCTTTTATCCCGGCCATTCCCGCCCCATGAACGAGGGTTCCACCATCTTCTTCTGCCTTTCCCGGAGACTTTCTTTCCACCGTCAACGTCGATATCCATGCCACCGACACCACCCGAAACGCCAGCTCTCGCTAAGGCTTTGGCGGCTAACAGTTGCATAGACGCTGCTCGGATCAGCATGTAGGCTCCAGCAGATATGGCAACGCCAGCACCAACGAATTCAAGGCCATATCGGGCCATGTCCGGCATCGCGTTAAATTTATCGGTCACCCACTTGGCCGCTTCGGATAAACCTGCTAAAGCAGGGGTAACGTCTTGCGCGATCTTTGCTCCAAGATCAAGAGCGGCCTGCTTTGCTTCGTTTTGCGCCTTCTGGTATTCAAACAAAGGGTTGCTATCGACGGCAGCTTTGTATGCTTTCTCCAATTCGTTCCCGATTTGCGGCCTTATTTCTCCTATGGAAAGCTTACCCGCGTACTCCAACAGCGGCGCAAAATGTCTGCCAAGGTCTTCCCCCGGACCAGCACCTAACTCATTAAGAACTTGTCTCTGGACGTTCTTATCCTGAATGGTTGCCAGGCTCATCATCATACGCCCCATGGCCGTACGAGAATCATCTTCATTTCCGGAATGGATGAGTTCATTGATAAGAGCAGCCTCTTTTTCAGCAAGCTTTCTGGCTTCGTCTGCTTCCATCCCCTGCGTTTCATATCCAGTCTTCAAGACATTGGCCAGATCCCCTTGGTTGGTTAATTTCAGGGTGCTTTCTTTTAGAGCGTCGAGAGCTTTATCGTCTGACCAGATGCCCATCCTGCCAATTTCCCCGACGAGGGCCGCGATCTTTTCAGGGGTATCCAGGAACTTACCCATCTGTACGGAGTATTCAATCATACTGTCAACAAATTCATCCCTGAAGTCTTTCATATTGTTGGACATATACTGAATGGAATTGCCTAAACGCTCAGCATCTTTCACACCCGTTTCATTACCCATAACAGCCATGACCTTCAAGTGCTCTTCAGGAGAAAAAGCCGTTGTAACACCGAGCTTAGCTGCCGTTTCAGCGTACTTGCCGGAAGCATTCGCACCGTTCAGTTTCTCGCTTTTGGAGACGAGTGCCATTGCCTCTGTACGATTAAGAAAAGGATTCTTGAGAAGCATCTCTTTGGCTTTTTGGTCGAACATTTCCAGCTCTTGCTGTGTCTTACCCTTTGCCGCATATAGGGCTCGTTCTTTAAATGCGGCCTCAATTTCACTCATCGCTCCCCCAACATTAGTTCCAATAGATAAGCCAACAGCCAAGCCTCCAAGCCCCATTAATTTTTCGCGAAGGTCGGCTATGTCCTGGCTGGCCCTATCATCGAGCTCGACACGCGGCTTTTCTTTCATGCTCCCAAGCCGATTTAAGTCTTGGCGAATTTCTTGAATTTCTCGCTGAATCCGACTCGAGTCACGTTGGAAACCTCTTGCTGATCGATTAAAGCCGCGCTCAATCCCTCCAAAAGAGCGTTCCGTTTGATTGACGTCTCGCCTGATCTTCACCAGCTCTGGGGTTATTCGGTCCTTTGCTTCTAATATCGCAGTAACCCGTGCCAAAGGTATCACCTACCTCTCATCCAATTGTGGTAATATATCCCTATACGAAAATAGGAGGGTCACTTATGGAATTCCTCAAAATCATTCCTATGGCTCTATTCGGGATATTCCGTGTCCTTGTCAAATTCTTTCTATTCGTGGGTGTTTTAATTTTAATTGGTGTCCCCGCTTTCTTACTCTGTTGGATTCCGCAGGTTTTGTGGGACTGGGGGCCAGGTCCAAGTTTGGGCCTTACCTACGGCATCTGTCTGCTTACGTACATCGGTTATCGAATGAACAGAGGATACTAACCCTCTCCCCGACCAGCAGACGTCCGGGAGAAGGGGAGAAATCTATTTTTCTGATCTCTCCACTTCGATCTCTTGGCAGGCAAAAATGAAAAGCTTTTGTTTGTACGGGTCCACTTCATAATCAAGTAAATCCGACGGCTTTCCCCGGCCATTTAAAAAAGCTTGGCACATATGCCAGGCTTCGCCGTCGGTCATGATTAGTTTTTTGCCTCGTCCACCGCTTCTCTTTCCGATTGATCTGCGTTCACACGTCTCACTGCATCAAGGAGCTTGCTGTATCCATCTAGGTTGTGCTCAAAGAGTTTGGCAGGCAACTCGTACTTAGTATGGACTCCATATGCCTCTTTCAAGGAATTGTCGTTCCACGGAAAGTCATGCTCTGTTGCTTTAACGATACGAGCATCATTAAAGCGATGCCAGTCAAACTTTTCTCCTTTATCGGCTTGATTTTCGCAAGCACGAATTTCCGTAAGGCTCAACTGCCGAACTCTCCACGTATCCCCGTCGATTTCAACTGTAATCTCTTTACGAACTACATCCTGGCTGGCCTTTGCTAAAAATTTCTCCAATTTACTCATTCTTAATCCTCCTCGTATTCAGGCAATTTATTGATAAACACTGGTTCGTCACTGGACATTCCCTTCAATTCGAACGTGGCGATATCATTTCCCTCGGCTTTTGCTGCCCACAGTATGATTTCCTCGGGGTTAAGGACAATATTTGTAAGCTTCACCCGCTCAATGTTGCCTGCTTCCTTATCCCATTGCTCACCAATCATCATCGGAATCACCGGCGTCTTTCCTTTGTGGAGCTGACTCACGACGTAATATTTCAGATCGGCGTTGACCGAGGAAACTCTGATTGTCACTTCGACGTGCGCCTCGTCAATCGATTGCGTTTTCCCCTTTTGCAGCCGGTTTACATCCACATACGAGAATTTGGAAACAAAAGATGCCTCTTGGACAGCGAGAAAAACATCTCCGTTTTCATCATAAAGCTGGTTATTTTTGAGTTTTATATCTCTCGCTCTTGCCATCGTTATTCCACCCCCCATTCGATATCAAAGTACTCGACTGCATCCAACGGTTTCGCGCCAAGATAAAACTTGCGCCGATCCCCTTCGCCGCCGCGATCCTCAAACACCCAGCCCGCGTCAATGGCCCCCTGTCGCTCCCTTTCTGCCAAATAGGTATCTGCAGCTCCAACAAAAACAGCGCCGCCTAAGTCGTTGTTATTGAGCCTGCCCTTGTACTTTTTGGCTACCGTCATCAGGTCGTTGACGATTTGATCCAGCGTCATGGAAACTCGGATTTTCCCGTAGTCCTCGCGATCTTTCGGGCCGAGTACAGACAGCGTATTGACCGCGCTTTCGATGATGTAGACGTCACCGTCCCGGGTGGCAATCAAAGTGCCGGTACTAAGCGCGTTCAGGATCTCCGTGTAACCCCAATCCTTCAAAGCTTTTTTCAAAGGGACAACAACCGCTGTCAATGACTCGTGCGCAGGTGTCGCCGCGATCATCCCGGCTACCCATGCTGCCCACGCCAGACTGTCGTACGTCTTGCCATTGTTATGCTGGCCCGCGATGGCACAGTTTACAACGTACCGTGCGTTTTGCGCGACGGAGCGCTCCACGTGTTTGTCCATGTTTTCGTCATCGTTACTGTTCCCGCCGATGACCAGCGTGCTGAGCTTTTTGTTTTTCGTCCGGCGATCAGTCATGAACTGTTTGGCTGCAGCTTGGATAGCTGGATCGTCGAACGGCAAGTACATCGCGTCGAAGTCGGCGCCAGATACGGTAAGAAACAGCTTTGTACTATCTGTGGAAGTCAACGGAGCCGTACCGCTCGTCCCGCCTTCCAGCGCTGTTTCGTCCAGGTCGGTAACAGCTGTTGTTCCGAGGCGAGTTACACGCACGTAAATAGATTGAGCCGTCTTTTTCACCAACTCGTCGGCATCTGTAAAGGAAAATTTCTCAGTCCTGATAGGGCCGGTTACCTGCAGCTCCTTCTTACCTGGTTCAGCTGTAGACGGCGCAATGGAGATTTTCAAATCGTTCCCACGGAGGCCAGGGTACAGTGCCTCTACTTTGATCGAATCCATCTGCGTGTAGGACGCTTTCGCAGCGCTACCATTGGTCATCCGGTAGCCGAGGACGGTTGCACCGCCTTCCGCTGCCAATTCGATAACATCCACTTCTCCGAATGTCTCCGTAATCCGCTCGTCGTAGCCGGTCATTTTGACCATCGTGTCGGGGGCACCCCATTCAGCCTGATAAGGCACCAGAACAACACCGCTTTTTGGAAGGACACGCTCTTTTGCCTTTGCAATCAGCTCCACCCTTGCACCGGGTCTTTCACGCATGATCGTCACAGTCTTTCACCCCTGTATGCTTTGATTTTTGATCGGACTTCAGATTCCCTAATCAAATCCGTGTCCCTCAAATGAAAGAGAGCGCCTGCAATCTCGAACCGTTCGGCCCCGAGGTAAGCTGCGCTCTCGATCCATTCTTGTTTTGTTTTTTGGCTCTCGCTCCTGAGGGGCTGCCCATCTGATACCTCTTTTTTTTTTCGCACAGCCACGATCATCCCTCCATTTCTACTTCAAATGTGTTGATCTTCGTTACCTCTGGTTTCGGTATGGATACCCGATACTCAAAACGGAATGTGATTTCGGTCCGGTCTTTCTTTTCGGAGTCGATTTCCAAAGTCTCGTTATCGATATCGATGTATAGAGCCTCCGCCGTTCCCCGGAAGCTGTATTTTTCTCTCCGAAGCAGGCTTCGAAACGGCTCCGAGGATATAGGTTGATAAATGCCCTTCACTTTCGGGTGGTGCAACACAATACCAGCATCTGCTAGAATCTTGTAACTGGTTAGGGTGTTCCCTCTCTCCGTAACCGCTTGAGTCTGGATAAAGGCGCACGGCGGTTTAAAGTTCCCTGCCAGCCATTCCTCCAAGTCAGTAATGATGGTTATGGATGGGTAGGCTGCATGGACCAATTGAACCACGGTCAATAATTCTTTTTCCATTAACCTAGCACCTTCTTCAATTCTTTTTCGAATAGCCGGTCAATCAGTGCCACCATTCCACCCTGAAACCCTTCCAGCGCGATATCGATGTAGTGACGACCGATGAACGTCCGTGGCTTCATGATCACACCGCGCTTTACGCCGATTGCTTTTCCATAGCCTTCGTAGACAAACTTGGAACCGGAAAAGTACCCAGGTACAAAGTGCGGCTCCTTGATCTCGTATCCTTCATCGAGAAACCGAGCAACATACCACCAGGAGCCCACTTCCAGCGTGAACGTATTTCGATCCTTGTCCAGCTTCCATACGTTTCCGCGCTTCCCTTTCATGAAAGATTGCCAAGTCTTTTTGCTGTCCGTCAAACCTTGTCTTTTCAATTCGTCGCGGATCATTTTCAGGAAGGTAATCCCTATTCTCTGCATGATCCTTTTTTCGATCTTTTCGAGTTCCCTTTCTGACAACCGTTTCAAGAGCGCCCCATACTTATCAAAATCCATCACTCTGCACCCCGTTTCGCTTGTGTAGCTGTCACCGTCAAAAAATGCTTGGTTGGCCGGGCTTCCGTTACAAAGAAGTCTCCAAGATCAGACAATCTGATCGTGTCTCCCTGTATCACGTCTTCGCCCAAATAGCAATCAATCTGAATTTTTGTTTGCCAAGTAACCGGGTCTGTACCAGCTTGATTATGATTGTGCTGAACGTCAACGATGCAACAAGAAATTTCACGAGGCGGCAATGGCACAGATGTAACGACATTGTAGGCTCCAACCTTGCTTTCTGACCGTATCACCGACACGGTATCGTACATTTCGTGCAGCTCCTCACAGATCATCTCTTGACGATCCCGGTCCCGGTAGTGAGGTAAAATGGATTGGATGTCGTAGATGCGACCGGCGAACAGCAAACGCATGGTAGACTTGACGTCTTTTCGCCGTCGAATCACGACTCGATGGGTGGCATTCTGCTGTACGTCCCCCCGGTCAAATGGTTCTTTCGCAGATAGAGGGTTGATAGCAGCCCAAACCTGGACGTAATCCTTCCACAAACCCGCTGAATCCCTTTCCTGAATCGTGATCCGGTTTTTCAAATCGCCGATATTCACCGTCTGCACCTCACTTGCTTTCCGGATAACAATAGGACAATTGGGCGAGGATGCTTTGCACTGTTTGCCGTGTGTTTTCACTGATCTTTCCGACCGCCTGGCGATTTTCAAACCAATCAGCTACCAAAACGAGAACAAATAGTTTGGCCAGGTCATTTGAGCTGTCAAATTGCTTCCCCGTAGCGTTGATCAGATATGTTTCGGCAGCTGCGATCAGCGTCGTAATGGTTGTATCCTCTTCGTCACCATCTACCCGCAGCCAAAGCTTCGTTTCCTCAAGTGTCAGAATCGACATCGGTCTTCACGTCTCCGTCATTTTCTGAACCTGTTGGACCCGCTGCCTCGCTGCCAAGGTATTGCTTGTAGAGTTCTTCCCGCTTTTGTGCGTTGCTATCGTCACCATGGATACCCAAACTGGTGAGCAGCTTTTTCTGATCAACTGCTGAGAGGTCTGTAAATTCTTCGAGCGTTAGCTTTTCAGAAGATGCGGGGGCAGCTTCGTTGGTTATCTCCAAAAATCCCTGAGACACCAGATACTCCACTCTTTTTTCATCCTCCACCCGATACGTATCCCCAATGGTGTAGAGCCTCATATCTTGGTATCTCTCCCGGAAAGCCTTGATTACTTTTACAGCCATGAGCATTCACCTCCAAATGGGAAAGAGGCCAGTTTCCCGGCCTCTCTGTTCATCGGTTTTTAGGGCGTTGGTGTAATGTCCAGTTGGCCGTACACGGCTGCCGCTGTATCCCACTTCACATAGTCGTCGCGCATAATGGTTCGCATCTCTGTTGTATTTCGACGCCATGCGTCACCGCCCTCTTTGGTAGACGCGAGCTCAAAGAATCGACGATTAAACAGCACCATGAATTGCTTCAGGTTGCCAATGATAAGTGGTGCTTTTGTCCCGTCAGAAGGGAGGTTGCGGTTGCTCATGACGGCAATCGGACGTCCTTTGAATAGTTTTCGGCCTGGTTGTGTAATGTCATCCATAAGGATAGGTCGCCCCATGCCGTCAACCTGGTTGTCGAGCCAGTTGAATCCGTCTTGGTTTGTTAAAATAACCGAGCTGCGGCTAATTGCCGGATCAAGGTCGACGTTAAGGACAGTATTGATTGCTTTCAGATCGGCCAATGTCTTTGGCGTCAAGGTTTTGAGCAATTTAATGATATGCACATTGCGCGTATGGGTCGCCTTTCGAGCAATCCAGTTCGTGATATATCCGATCAGGTTGGCGTCGTTATCAGCAAGCAAATCATTAGTGAGAGGTAGAAAGCCTGCCCGAGATTTGACCTTATAGCTGATCGAAGTGAAATTCGGATTGTCTGTCTCTTTGATCGCGCCGTACTCATCCATATCTGCGAATGGAGTCATGTCTGCATCTGTTTCAAGAACACGAGATCCTGAAAGTGTCGAGACATTCTCAATCGTTACATACTGGCTTATATCGTTCCAGTCACGCATCAGCTCATTGATACGAGTTTGGATATCCTGCGGGACAATGATGCCAACGTCACCTTCCGGAATGGGCGGGTTCGTGTTGCCTTCGTTCATAACCGCTCGTTTCTCGTATTCATAGACAACACTACGCATTTCTTCCGAGATTGGACGACGACGGATGCCGCGCAAAACAATGCCGGTGTACTCTTGCTCCAACTCCTTCATGTCGCGCTCTTCCACATTCCCGTCATCGTTCAATTCACGTCCGCCAAGACCGCGGGCTTCGGTTTCTTCCAGCTCGCGTTGCAGGTCCACCTTCGCCTGTAAGGTTCGTACTTCATCCATCTTCTCTTTCGCTTCGGTCACCTTATCCTCGGCCAACAGGCTACGAGCTTCTTGTTTCGCGTTGTCCAACTTCTGGAGCAGCGCACGCAATTCTTTTGTCATGGGATCACCTCATGGGATATTTGGTAATACAAAAAGCTCAACCAAATAGGTCGAGCTCAATCAACATCTTTTCTTTTTCATACTGATCAGCGGCCCGCTTTTCGGAAGCTTTGAATTCCTCGAAGGACCGAGCGGAAACTTCATTGGCCGGGTAAGCCGGAAAGGCTACCGGGCTAATCTCGTACAGTTCTGCTGACAAAATGGTGCGGCGATACAGCTTGCCGTTTTCTCGTTTTTCGGACGACCATTTATCCTTGGTGACACGCATACCGAAGGACACACCGTCTACATCTCCGCGTTGAACGAGCGTCCATGCGTCGTTCCCCACCGCTGTGTCGGGGAGGTCAATCTCAAAACGTAATTCCTTTGCTCCGTCAAACAATCTCACCGTACCTGATTTGGTATTACCCAGAACCTGACTTGTATCGTGGCTCCACAACCCGACGACCCCGCGCGAAGCGATGCTATCGGCAAATGCGCCAGCCGCGATTTGCTCCACAAATGGGTCGCCATACCAGTCGCGCATTTCTGCACTGTCTGTCTCGTACTTGATCGCTCCGGTGATGGTCCGTTTTCCTTCGTCACCTTCACTCGCTCGAATTTCAAGCTTCACCGGCATCGCCCGGATCTCCTTTGCCTGGGTCGTCTTTTTTTCCTTGTCCAGCTACAACACCCCCTTTCGCTTGATATGCCTTTCCAGCATCGGTAATCGGGACCACGCTTCCGTTCACGAGCAACTGATCTCCACCCTCTGCTGGCGGCAGCTCCTCTTTCGCCCGTGCTTCATTCGGTTTCAAGAAGCCGCCTTGCACGCCGATTCGATATGCTTCATACCTTGTTTTGATATCGCTGCGAAGTATCGCGTCGACGTTGAAACGGAAAAAGAATCCGTTCTGAATCTCTTCGTCAAGCAGAAGCTTATATGTCAGCTCCTGCTCGTACATCGTCAGGATCGGCTGCAGCGTGTCAGTGTAAAATTCCTTTTGCTGCTCGGCCACGTTCGTATGCGTTGCCCTGGATAGATCGTTGAGCTGGTGCATTTTAATGCCGAAAGCAGAAGCGATTTGTCGTATTGTCAGTTGGTTGTTTTCAAGAAACTGCGCATCGTGCATATTAAGCGCAATCGGCACAAACTGATAGCCAACCGGCATTAAAGCAATCCGATGGCTATTGTTTAATCCTGATGACATCGATTCGAATTTTTCTCGGAAATTACGCTTTGCCCTCTCGTCAAGGTCCCCAACATACTGGACAATTCCCTTTACCTGCAAGCCCTGCTTGTAGAAATTGTTTACAAACTTGTTTGCCATTGCTCCGTTTTCAAGCGTTGCCCGTAAGCAGTCCAGTGCTGACATCCCAACGATCCCGTCGAGAGTCACACCTCCTTTGAAATGCAGGACCTCATGTGGCAAAAGCTTTCTTTTCTCATACCCGAGATTCACCTCATACCATAGCCTGGACTGATTGGTCAGGATACGACCTGCACTCGTGTCATTGTCGACGATGATTTTTGTCCGGCTTGCGTCCATCGGCCATAGTCCGACGATGCGCCCGCTCATATCAAACTCGATGGATGCGTATGCGTTTCCGTACATACCGTTTTGAGCCTCGATACACTTCCAAAAATCGTAAGCAGACATATATGGATTTGGCCGTAATTTTAAGAGCTGATAGACTTGATGTCGTGCCTGCTTCTGTACTCCCGTTTCGTCTTCCTGGTAGACCTTGATTGGAAGTTTTGCTACCGACTCAGATCGGATACGCACACAAGCATAAACAGTATCTACCTTGAGGGCATTTTTTCCTTTTACGTTTACATCACCAAGATCGATTCCTAGGACTTCAAGTAGGCGCTTGTCATGTACATTCAACTCCAGCGTTTCGCGTTTCTCTTTTACGCCAAACATCCGCTTGACATAGCCAATCATTTTCACATCAGCACCCCCTCCTTTCAACAACAAAAAAGGCCACCATTCCGGCGACCTTTTATGTGTAATCTAAGATTTTAATTTTCCTAGTATCGAAGCTACATTTCTTGAGGCAGCTTTTAACTTTTCTTCTCTTTCCAACGTCTCTATTCTCTCATCTAAAATTAGTTCAATGCCAATTTGCATCGCAGGAAAAAACTCAATACACTCAGCCTCACTCAACTCATGAACCCCTTTGCTTAGAATAGAGTACATTCCCTTATTATCAACTAGGAATTTTGGAAGGTACTCTTTAAGCATAGCGATTTTATCGGTAACTCTCGCCTGACGGTATTCTTCTTCGTCCCATTCAGGGGCAGCTTCTTTGGCAACATTGTGCGCTTCTTCGATCAAACCCTCTAAAATACGTCTTAGATATATAAAAGAACCAATCCCAATCCCGTGAGATGCTAAACCTATTGCTTTACTAAATTCTCTATACTTTTCATCGCCAAGTATTTTTCTATACTTTTTGCTCTCTTGATTGGTTATGTCTGCTGTTGATGGAAACTGACCTATTTTTATGACAGTGGTATCCTTACCATAAAAAACATGAAGCATACGATGTGTTGAGTCTCTGAGACACTTCGATATTATGACATGTACACCTTGTAATCTTACAAGATTAGGCTCACGTATTATCTTTCCACCTATAATTTTTGGTGTCGAGTTAATTACTATTTGGAATGTTGTTTCTTTGCTACATTTGATGCAGTAGCAATCATATTTGGATTCACTGAAGAGAAAATTGTGCAATTTATCAATATCCTCTTCTTTGTCTAAAATGAACGTCTGGTATAACTGGGCTTTCGTTAACACGTCGCTTACGTTTTCAGGAAGCACATGATTTCCCCCTATACATATTTTGTATATGGGAAATTTCGACAATAAATTTACTAATCCTTTATACCGACGTTCACCCCCAGAGTTTATCCAGGAAATCCCCTTCCGCGAACTCTCCGAAATTTATGTCAATCTCTTCGAAGAGCATGGCTGTAGCCATCGCATTGATCATGGCCACGATCAAGTCAATTCGGTCCTTTGATTTGTTTTTCATTGGCTTGATATTCTCGTTTCCGTCAATGGCGACGACTAAATTCCCCCAGCACCAGCGTGCAACGGGGTTTACCTCGTGTGTCATCAGCCCACGTTTCATTAGCTGCTCGATCAATTTCATGGCCGGGGACATATGTTTCATGTCCTGTGGAATCTCTATGACGTCTACCCCGCCCCGTATAAGCCGCTGGGATAGCATGCGGCTGTTCCAAGGGTCAGTCCCTAGCGTATGGACGTTATATTGCTTGTTGGCAGCCAATAAACGTGCTTCCACAAATTCATAGTCGACAACATCCCCTGGAGTCGTATGGAGATACTTTTGATTCACCCATTTGTCATATGGGACCTTATCCTTTCGGACACGCTCATTCATGTTTTCTTCTGGAATCCAAGCTTCGAAAATTACTCGCCAATCTGGTATGCCTTCTTGCGGAGGAAACAGATAGCAAGCCGCTGTAATATCCGTGGTGCTCGATAAGTCCACGCCTGGATAACATCGTTTGCCCACCAGATCGGATAGATTCCATGTTCCGTTTGTTTTATCCCATAACGAAAGGGGCTGCCACCCTGTCCGCTTGAGACTGATCCACTGATTTAACCGGAGCCAACGAAAAAGACGCTCCGCTGACTCTTTGTTTCGAGCAGCAAGCGCCTCTTTTCGAACTGCCTCTATGTCAATAGTATGACCGAGGCTTGGATTTACCTCGTACCAGAGTTTTTCGTCAAAAATATCGATTTCTTCGCCGTTTTCGTCTAGGCCATCTTCCGGAATGCCGTATATTTTAACATACCAGGTTGGGTCCTCGATCTCGCCTTTCAGGACTTTCTTGGCATACTCGTGTTGTTCCCAGCCTACTGAATGGCGATCCGGGTCGTCACCGGCAGTCGTAATAATCCACCAAATCGGCTCTTTACGCGCGGCTCCGGCTCCAAACGTCATAACATCCCACAAATCGCGGTTCGGTTGAGCGTGCAGCTCGTCGAAAATGACAACCGTTGGGTTAATCCCGTGCTTCGTGTAAGCTTCTGCGGACAAGACTTTCATGACCGTACCCGTGATCAGGTTCTTGATCTCTTTGGAGCTGTCCAAAACCTTCAAGATACCTTCAAACTCCGGCTCCTGCTCAATCATGGCGCAAGCCGCTTTGTACACAAGCTTTGCCTGCTCTTTATCGGCTGCACAGCAGTAGATTTGCCCACCTGGAGGATCACATGTCAAATGGTAAAGCGAAACTGCTGCTATCAGACTCGTTTTCCCATTCTTTTTTGGGATTTCCAGATAGGCATATTGGTATTGACGGTATCCTCGATCCGTCACCGTCCCGTAGACATCCCAAAGGATTTGATACTGCCAATCCAGCAATACAAACGGCTGGCCGTAGAAGTCATCAACTGCGTGTAGCATCTGGATGAATTCAATTGGTTCTAAGGCCCTGCTCTTATCATGGGGCATGGCCACCAGCTCGTCTGCTCAAGAATTGCGCCATAGCTGACTGTTTTGGCTCTTCAGACGGTTGTTTCGGAATCGACTTTATACGAGCCGTCGGATTCAAAAACATTCGGTCTTCCAGCTTGAGCAGCATGTCCCGCGTCTTCATGACCTTATCAGTCACACCGGCAATTGATTCGTATATCCGAAGTCGGTCTTCTACTTCCTCGACCTCGTCAATGTCCAAACGCATGCGATCCATCATCTTCGCCAGCGCCTGTTCCTGGCTGATCAGTAGACAATACCGGTTGATGATCTGCTCGTCCAACCCATCGACATATTGGATGGATTTGTACAGCTTTTTGAGCCTCAGAAATTCTCGGTGAGCAATCGGGTCTGCCTTCACGGCGGGCGACTCCTTAAAAGTCGTGCCGGTGTAAAGGGACTTTTCGGCCTTCTCCCGATGCTTCAGCTCTTCCTTTGTCCGGTGACTTTTGCCCTCCAGTTTTAACAGTTGGACTGGCTTGCTGGGTCGTCCTGCCATACGATCACCTCCAAAAAATTTTCATTTTGGGAAAAAAGTTTGCGCGAAGGTGGGGCGCGGTGTATGAAAACGCCTGCCTGAAATTTTTGACTCTCCCCCTGGGGCTTCTCCTGCTACCTTTTCCCTCCATGCACCTTGTTATGGCACGTATTGCACAGGCTGATGAGATTTGAAGGGACGAGGCGTAAATGCCAGTTGTCACGCAACGCGTGGATATGGTGAACCATCTCTGCTTTTGTAACCCGCTTCTGCTTCAAGCAATGTTGGCAGAGGTAGTGATCGCGGATGAGAACCTGCTCACGGACCCGCTGCCACTCCTGGCTGTGATAAAACTGATCTGCCTTTTTGTCGCGGACGAATCGATCATAGTAGCGCTGGTTTTCCTTTTCCTTGTCCTGATGCTTGTCGCAATATCGCTGCCGGGTCAATCCAGAACATCCAGTAGAGGCACATGGTTTTAATGGTCGAAATGCCATATTATCAGCTCACTAAATTAGGAATACAGAAAAGCCACCCGGTAAATGGATGGCTTTTAGTTCCTGATCTATATTATTTTCCACACTATCATACTACCACGGATTAAATGACGTGAAAATGCACTCTTTTTGACATCGTATTGACTTCACGCCATTTGAACACCATCGACCCCAAACACCAGGACCGACAGGGCTTCGACGGCTTCGTTTATATCCCGATAAACCGTCCGTGGCTCGATATTGTGACATTCGGCGATTTGTTTTATGGTCAGTTTTTCCTCAGTAATGTATAGGTCATTGATGATTTGGTACCTCCTAAAGTCTTCCGGCTGCCCTGAAGATTCGCACATTGCCTTGTAAACACCCAGCATTCGCTGGATAAACTGTACCATCGCTAATGTCCGTTGCTTACTACGCTTAATGGTCTCGATCGCCAGCTCGTCGGTGTAAATCTCCCCGATTGCCACGGCATTATCCATGGCAGTCAGCTTTTCCTTGACACCTTCGCTATGCTTTACAAAAGATCGATAGTGCTTCAGCAGCAGTTTCGTGTTCCGCAGCCGCCAGTCTCTTTTCGCTTTCTGCTGTTTTTGTTTTTCCTTCTCTTGAAAGTCCATTGCTGCTTGAATAGCGATTCGTGTAACTTCTTCGATCTGCTTTGGACTTAAAACTTGTTTTTGTGTCAACTTGTTCACCCTCTCTGTTGAAATTCCCAAGCGTTTGGGATTTTACTCTCCTTTGACTCTTTCAATCCGCGCCTTCAAAGCCTCTAGCAGCTTATCCTGTGTCGCCGCCTTCCCCTCAAGCGCTGCCATGACGTCCTCATCTGCTCCCCCTTGTACGACCAGATGGTGCAGGATAACCTTCTGTTTTTGCCCTTGCCTGTGCAAACGCTTGTTGGCCTGTTGGTAAAGCTCCAGGCTCCAAGGCAAGCCATACCACACGACATGGTTACCGCCATCCTGCAAATTGAGGCCGTGACCTGCGCTTGCCGGATGGGCAAGCAGAACGTCAATTTGACCAGCGTTCCAGTCATCCTGGTCCTGCATTGTTTTCAGTTCTCTCACCCGCAGCCTGGTCGGCTCAAGCGCTTTTTTAATCCGGGCAAGGTCGTGCTGGTAGCTATAAAACACAAGCGCCGGTTTGCCGTTCAGTTGTTCGATAAGCTCTAGGAATGCCTCGATCTTGTTGTCGTGGATCTCGTGGACATTTCGTTCTTCGTCATACAGCGCCCCGTTGCACAACTGCAGCAATTTTCCGGTTAGCACGGCAGCGCTCGTAGCTGTAATTTCGGTATCCTCGATCTGCAGAAGCAGCTCCTTTTCCATCCGCTCGTAAAGTTTCTGCGCCTTAGCGTCAAGAACGACAGGAATAACGTTCGGAATCGCATCCGGCAGTTCCAGGTAATCCTCCGATTTCATGCTGATGCATATATCCGCGATTTTGCTATGGATCACTTCATCCGCGCCTGGCTTGGCTGTGTAGCCAAAGCCGTTATAGTTTTTTTCGAAATACTTCGTTCGGTAATGCGTGATAAACTTCTCCAAGCGTTGTCCCTGATCCAGCAGAAATATCTGGGCCCACAGGTCCAGCAACCCATTCGGTGCTGGCGTCCCGGTCAATCCGACGACGCGTTTGATATGGGGGCGAACCCAAGTTAAGACTTTGAAACGTTGAGCCTGATGATTTTTGAAGCTGGAGAGCTCGTCGATGACTACCATGTCGAAAGGCCAGGCATTGCGGTAATAGTTTACGAGCCAAGCCAAGTTATCGCGGCTGATTACCCAGACGTCCCCTGGTGTGTTCAGCGCCCGGATTCGCTTTTGCTGGCTCCCAAGCACCGGCACCACCCGTAGTAGTTTTAGGTGCTCCCATTTCGCTGCCTCTTTGCTCCAAGTAGCCTCTGCCACTTTTTTGGGCGCAATCACCAGCACTTTTCCGACAGCAAAGCGGTTGTATTTCAAATCATTTACGGCGGTCAAGGTGATCACTGTTTTTCCAAGCCCCATGTCCAGAAAAAGCCCTAGCGCCTCATCGGCCAAAAGGCGGTTGATGCAATACCGCTGATACGCATGCGGTACGTATTTCGCTCTGGGCTTGGCTACGGCACCTGCCATAGCTGCACCCCTTTCTGCGCTTGCATCTGCTGGAGAAGCTTGTCGACACCGTCCTTACTGTCGATCACCACTACCTGCTGGCCAAGGCGAGCGATAAAACCCTGCTGGTTGACTTGCAAGACCGTCGGTTTTTTACCGGGTGCCTTCAGCTCAACAAATGCAATCCTGCCGCCTGGCAATAAAACAATTCGGTCCGGTACGCCGTTATTGCCTGGGCTCACCCACTTGTATGCTTTTCCGCCTGCTGCCTTGGCTTGCTCACGCAAATATTTCTCTATGTCACGCTCTCGCACTTTTCAAACCTCCGATCAAATTCCTTGGGGATGTAACTTGCGCCCTCAAAATCCTATATTTATATGCGTATAGGCGCGTTAGGCGTATTAGAGGTATACGTATACCCTCTATTCTCTCTATTTCTTATTTCTTTAGAATTTAAAGTTACAAAGTTACATATATAGAGAAAACCTAATACTGTCGCGGCTTCGGGGTTGTAACTTTCTCCGTAACTTTTGAATTTTTCAAAGTTACAAAGTTACAAGAGAAAGTTACGTCTACGGCCAAAGTTACACCTGAAAGTTACACCTTTATAAACCCTTTTTGCGGCCCGTAACACCCAAAACGTGCAGCGGTATTATGCCGTTTCCAGCCAGGAATCATGGATAAAATGCCATTTATCTCCATCGCGTCTGAACGTTTCATATACTTCAGATCGCCGCCCAGGCATTCGCACCACACCTCTGCAGCACATATCCGATCGCGCTCCACGGTTTCACCCTCCGTGCGCCCGAACTCACCCGACCAATAGAGTCGCCTCTCTGCCAACGAACGTTTTTCCCATCCTACCGGTACCCGTCTTTCAACAAATTCGCGGATGACGCCTTCCTTTGCGCTACTCTCCCTGTGGGCTTCCTGCTGCTCCTTCGCTTCGACTTCCGCCTGGCCAGACAGATACAATGGCTCTCCCAGCTGCCAGTACACAAACGCCTCTGCGTATATCTGCGGAACTTCATCCTCCAACTGTGTGAACACGCTTTTCGTAGGCGGCTGCAGTCCCACATCCACCGGCCAAAAACGACGGTTCCCGGTCCTGTCCTTGAGAAACTCGCTATCGTTGGTCGTACCGAAGAAAACGCAACGCCGCGGGTAATTACTCGTCCGGCGCCCAAACGGCTCCCGGTAAATGTCCTCTGTCCGGCTGAGGAATTGCTTAACAGCGTTCGCCTCTGACTTCGACATCCCCGTCAGCTCCCCGATCTCATTAACCCAAACGCCCTGGATCATTTCACTGGCTTCCTTGCCTTCAAACGTCTGCAGGCTATCCGAATACCATCGTCTGCCAAGCAGCCGTAAAAACGTGCTTTTCCCCAGCCCCTGCGGCCCCGCAAGAATCGGCATATAGTCGTATTTGCATCCCGGCGTCATGGCCCGGGCAACAGCGGCCACAATCGATTTCCGGGACACAGCCCGGGTGTACACGCTGTCCTTGGCCCCCAAATAATCCGTAAGCAGGGTGTCCAGCCGTTTCACGCCGTCCCACTGCAGACTCGAGAGCCATTCCTTTACTTCATTGATCGTATGCTTGTGAGCGCACAGGGCAACGGCGTCAAAAATACGCTCTTTGCCCGTGATCCCATAAGTGCGCTCCAGGTAATGCCGCAAGCCAGCATCGTCCACGTCGGTCCACTGACGCCGATCCGTCCGGCCATCCCACGGCAGCGGCCCAAGCACCAGCCCCCTGTTGGCGAACTCGTCGAAAGCCAGCTTGCCTTTCAGCAGCGGATCGTACTCGAGTATGATCAGCACATTGTCCGTCGTCTTCGCAGGCATTCCGGTTGTTGCGCTGACCTGCAGCTTACTGATCCAGTTGGCCGTTTCCTCTTCACCTGCCGGCAGGTTGCCGAAGTCCTGAATGGCCTTTTCATAGCGCTCCTGGTTCAACAGCGCGGCCACGCCACCATCCTGGAGGGCAAACGCGCACATGGCCGTGAAGGAGGGTAACCGGTTTGTCGGTGTTCCCGGTACCGCCTCATCGTCCAGCTCGCCGAATTTGTGCAGCCGGACCAGGTCAAACGCATTAACCAGTCTACCGCCACACGGATCCGTGGCATGGTGGGAGTAAAGGAATGCGCCATTGTCGTAGATAATCGCACCGCCCGATGTGCTGCCACCGCTGTACGTGTACCTGCCAGAGCCATCGTCAGTCGGGATGTACACACCCGGCAGGAAGATTTCCATGGCCCGGTACACGTCATATTGGCGGCAGAACGCCCCAACGACGCCTTGCTTGGCCGTCGGGTCACCTTGCTTGGCTGCCAGCCGGACATGAGCCTGCTGCGCCCCCGGCACCTGCGGCCACTCCGCCACGTTGCGCCAGTCAGCGTACATCGCCAGCAGGCCGTCTGTGTCCAGGAATGGCTTATCGCCGAAGTGGAACACATATTGGCTGTCAGCGCAGCAGCTGGGCCAGTACATCAGGCGAAAAGGCTGGAATGTCGATGGGTCGCACAGCTCAATCCCGATGATGGCACCCAGCTTGCGGGCGATTGGCTCGTATTCGTCTGCGGTGGACGTCCGGCTGAGGGGGAGAAGCACCCGCAAACGGGGCTTCGCCTCCTCGTGCTTACGGGTGCTGTAGACCGCATAAGCGCATCCCAGACCATCCAGACGCCGCAGGACGTCCGCCGTGCCGCCAGCAGGGATATTGTCCAAGTCAAGCGTAATGATGTCCCTGCCGGTGACAGCGCTGGCTTTACGCCGGTTCCCTGCCAATGTCCCCGCCACAAAACCGCCGACGTCCTTGAGGTCGTCCTGCTGTTTCTTTGGCAGCTGCAGATATTCAGCAAGCGTTTCGGTGCCGCGAACCGCAACCCGCAGTCGCTCCACCAGCTCTGACCAGTAAATCTGTTGTGCTGGCCAGTACGTCGCCTTCCGGCTGCCAGCAGAGGATATGGTAAGTTGTCGGTTGTATTGCACGGCGCCGTGGCCTCCTTCAAGTAGTATATTTGCCTTCTATTACCTAATTTTGCTAGCATTCTAATCATAGGTTGTGCGATAATTATTGTTGATAAAATTCAGAAAGGGGGTAGCAAAGTGTCTCAATTCAGTGGAACAGGTTCATTTCGGTTTGTAGCTCCAGCCAAAGTCATTGATCAAAATGTGCAAACGGAACCTAATGGAGATATGCTGATCAAGGTTACATATGCTGACGGGACTATCTTTCAAGCAAAAATGAATCAAGATACGATCGAAGTCAAAGTCAACAAGGAAATTAATATCGATCAAACTACGAAAACAATTTCTGTAGTGGGTGACTGAACCGTCGGTACAACAAATGGCTTCTCGCTGAGGAGCTATTTTTTTCTTTGTTTTGGATTTCCGCCTTCTCATTTAGTTCACTTTTTTTCTTAATTACCGAAGTGTATCCGACATCTTCCCTATCAGCCCAAGCACCGCACCCCTGTATTTTTCGTGCATATCCGGATCGGCCCCCTGGATCTCCGCCAGCGTGGCCAGCAGATCGCGGAAGCCAGCTCCAAGCGCTTCAAACTGGACCTTGAACTTAATAGCAGTTTCATTACCTGGCTGAGCGACCTTCTTCCGGAGCTCAGCCAGTTCCTTTTCCACTTCTTCCGGAATCTTCTCCACCACCGCTGGCACATCGATCGGCTTCGCCCGCAATTCCTTTTCCAATTGCTTCACCTTGACCTGAGCCTCTGCCAGCGCCTCCTGCAGCTTCTGCGCCTGCTCGGCGTCGCCAGCGATCTTCGCATCGGCCAGCTCAATCTGCAGCTGGGAAACACGTTCTGCCAGTTCCTCTCGCGCCTTGCGGTCCTTTTCAGCAGCCTGCTGGATTTTCTTCAGTTCCTTTTCAAGCTGCTTCTTCTCTTTGATAGCCTGTTGCAGTTCGCGGGTAGAAAGGTTTTCCGCATCTACCTCGGCCGCAAACTGCTCTCTTTCTTCCGCCGGTACACCCAGCAGTGCAACAGCTTGCGAATAGGACAAATTACCAAGCGTTTGGGAATCTTTATACTCCTCCGCGACGCGCATGAAATTGTTGGCGGTGGATTGGCTGTAGTTGACATTCGTCTCCAGCCAGGCTCCCCATTCACCATGAGGAACAAGAGCCTTTGCCTCGTTCAAGCGCTTGCCGATTTCAATTGCGCTACGCAGTACAATCTCTCGAGTCTGCGCATCGATGCTCCGGATCTCGGCTGCGATAACCTGCGCGGACCGTACCAGTTCGCTCATACGGCTACCTCCTGTTGGGCTACTGCCTTAACGCGGGCCCGTTTCTTTTCAAGTTTTTCGGCTTTGAACAACTCAACAAACGCCTTTACCTCGTCCGTCATACTGCAGTTTTTGAACCCTCGGCACTGCATGACTTTTCCGATACAGACCTCCATCGTGTAAAACGGCTTGTCTGGCTCCCCGATTCGGCGGATGACGAATAATTCAATGTGCCCTTCAGCGTACCGCTGAGCATACCCTCCCACGCAATGCTGTAATGCCTTTCCTTCCTGAAAGAGCTCTTGAATGGAGGCTGCCGGGCGAATCATTAGACCGTTGTACTCAAAACGGTATTGTTGGTCCAACTCTTTTGCCCGGAGAATGATTTTGGTATTGAGCTCCTCGTCCCGTTTAAATTTGATCTTTTTTATTGTTTTCTGATGAGCATCATGCAGGCTATTAGGGAATAACACGCTCTCTTGTCTCGTATCCATCCCCAGCTCGTGGCATTCTTTGAGATAATCCTGCCAGTCTCGAACGAGCGTAAAGGCACTATGGCCACGGTGTTCCTTGCGGTTGATTTGGCGCAAGATATACAGCAATATCTTTTTGAGAGGTGCGTATGATACAAGGGGCATTAAGTCGTGAAAATACTCTTTTCTGGCGAGACTGGCTAATTGGTGCGCCTGTTCAAATGTAAATCCCATGTTTAGCTTCTTGTTGAAAAACTGGTAGGCATAGAGGGAAAGCAACCCGCCTTTAAACGGCTGTTTCACCCATTCCTTTGCTTCTGCTTTGCTCAATCTCAGAACCTTGTCGATAGACGTACCGCGCCAATTAATCGCTCCAAAGGTGGGTTGACCGTATAGCTTTGCGTTTATGACTGCCCCCATACCCAATTTGGTCAGATACTCCATGCAAGGGTATTTGGCAGCAAAGTCAAATACTTCTACTCGATCGGTGAAACCATACTGCTCCCACGTGCAATATTGAAACGGCGTGTTTTGAACGGCTGCTTTCATGTTTTCAACACTGTGGTAGCAAGATGTGTATTTCATACTTCGAGTAGCTTCTGAGTAAACAGTTTGGGACTCGTACCATTTTGTACTTCGGTCCCAATGGTCGCGACGGAACATCTTCCCGCCTTTCCCCCATTCAAAGAGATATAAAGCAATAACTCTGATCTCCGTTTCCGTTTTTTGGTAATCTTTCGTATAATCGCGAGTGGCGTAAAAGCCGCGGGCAATGATCACTGCTGGATCGATAATAGATTTTTCATACCACAGCAGATATGCCGTATCGATCAGAGTTTTCCGACCGCGTCCGCTGGCTTTTACAAAGGCCTCTGAGCCGCAATGCGGGCACTCCTCTAACTGGCCGTGGCGAAGTCCATTGGTCAGATACTCTTGCTTGCAATGCGTGCAGAAGCCGTATTGCTTTTTCCCTTTACGATGTGTGAAGAGGTAGCGGCTCCAGTCCATTACGTCATTGGTGATATAATCTCTAATTTCTTGACTGATCTCGTTCGGGAAATGCTCAAAGAAATTCAAGTCGATCACCTCCGCCTACAGAAGAAAGTCGTCCAGCTTGACGTCGAAATCTGGTACAGCTGGCTTGGCAGCCGGAGCCGACGCCGCCCGGTCACTGGGTGGAGCTACAGGTGAAGAGCCGACGACAGGTTCACCCTTAATCCCGAAATATTTGAGCACAATAGCGAAGCCCTCTGCATCAGTCAGCATTGCCATGCCGTTTTGTTGCTTCTTCTTCGCTTCAGCCTTCATGGCGTCCAGGCTCTTCGCGATCGTCTTGTCAGCCGCCATGATCTTCTCAGCGGCTTCGGGGTCCGTCTCCAGGTGGCGGAGGAGGAAGTCCCCCACCACCTTGATATATAGATTGCTTTTGCTGCCATCTATCTCGGCTTTGATTTTGGCGATTGCATCAGCTTTCATCCTGCCTCACCCTCCAGTTCGGCGATCAGCCGGTCGATATACCAGCGCGCCTTTTTCAAATCCTCTGCCCCGCCTTTCCGAGACCACCGCCACAAGTATTTGATCGCGGCACCGGTGCTGTATGCCCGGCCTCCGGCCAGACCGGTCGTTGCCGACTCGATCGCATCGATGCATTCAATGCTGCCGGCCGTATAATGCGGCGGATGGTTTACAGGATCGTGCTGCTTGACCGCCTTATCGATTGTTTCCAGGAGCAGGCCGCGATCCGCGCTTAACTCGTCAATCAACTTCTGCTTTTCATCCAGTTCTTTCAAAAGACGATCATTTTCTGCACGTTCTCCACGCAACTCCGAGATATAGTCTTGGATTTCCTTTTCCAAAACTGAGATTTTTTCATGTAGCTCGGTGAGCTGCGCATCTTGCAAATTCGGATCAATGACAGGGTCTGCTGCTTCTTGTTTCTTCGGCGGTACCATTAAATCCAAAGCCCTCTCCTCGGCATCTTTCTCTTTCAAGCCCCATTCCGAGAGCAGAGTGTAAAATTTTGGCGGGTTGCTGGGATAGTAATTGCGCTGGATGTGTGTACGCGACATCCCATCCAGACGGAGCTGCAAATACTTTTCGCGTGTAAGCATAGGGTTAAGCCCCTCCCTTTTCCAGTTTTCAATTTCTTCTGGCTTTAATCGATACGAGATAACCGGCCCACTGCCGGATGATTTCAACTCGACTTCTCGGTTGGGCACTGAAGTTCCAGCCATTTTTACTCGGTAGTTTGGCATTTACATCAGTCCTTCTGATAGTAATCCGTCACGAAGCCGTCAGCCTTGAGAGGCAGCCCAGGTGCCCAGGGAACCGGCTGACTCATGATCGCCAACATTCGGTCAAGCTGATCGTCGCTACCCTCTGCCCCTACTTCGTCATGGACGTGCAGCACGATCTCATAACCGGCTGCTGCGAGCCTCATCATGGCTACAGCCAGGCAGTCCCGGGCAATAGCCTGGACGCAGTTCTCCGTCAGCTTTCCGCCGTAAGTGGACAACACGGTCCACTTCTTCTTGGTCTGGTCAACGCCCCAATAATGAAGCGCTGGCTTACCAAAGTCGTTTTCCTTGAGAAAAGGCTTTGCATAATAGAGCTTCCGACCACTTGGCAACGTGATCGTGAAAAAATCCTGCTGTGTCTGGTAATGGCTCTCCCTCTCAAAGATCAATCCCTTCACACCGACCGGCTGCCCGGTCTGCATGACCTCCAGAGCTGCAGCTTCCATGCTGTACCACAGGTCCACTATCCGGCGATTGGCGTTCCGCCAGCGTAGCACGATCTCGGGAAGTTCATCTTCGGTAAGCCCTTTCTCTAAGGCTCCCATGCTGATTAATGCACCTTTGCCTCCCTGATAACCAAGCGCCAGTTCAGCAACCTTCCCTCGTTGCCGTAAGTCACTGCCCTTCCCGATCTCCTCGATCGGCACGCCGAACATCTGACTAGCTGACGCTTCATAAATCTTGCCGTGTGTCTTGAAGACTTCCAGGCGCCACTGTTCACCGGCCAGCCAGGCGATGACACGGGCCTCGATCGCGGAAAAGTCAGCCACAAGAAGCGCCTTGCCGTCCGGTGCAACAAATGCCGTCCTGATGAGCTGCGAGAGCGCGTCAGGTATGTTTCCGAAGATCAGTCTCAGCGCTTCGACATTCCGAGCCTTTATGAGCTGCCGAGCCAGACCCAGCAGGAAGCCGTCCTTATTTTTCGGGAGGTTTTGAATTTGTACGAGCCTACCCGCCCAGCGCCCGGTGCGGTTCGCGCCGTAGAACTGCAGCAGCCCCCGAACCCGGCCATCGTTGCAAGCGGCTACCCGCATCGCAGCGTACTTCTTGACGCTGGTCTTGCTGAGCTCCTGCCGGATCTCAAGCACACGTTTGGCCTTGCCTTCGTCCAGCTTATCGATCAGCTTGCTTACAGTTCCTTTTTGCAGATTCTCAACCTCTTCGCCTGTCTCTTCCTCTAGCCATTTGGTAAGCTGCTGAACAGACTTCGGATTGTCCAGCCCGGTCAGCCTGATCGCCTCTGATCGCAGTTCGCCGCTCACTTGTTGATCGACGGCCAGCGCTCCCTCTACCATCTGAAGATCGCAGGCCAGACCGCGAGCGTTGATCCGCTGATCAAGATACCAGAGCTGCCACTCCTGCTCAGGCACCGGGAAAGCCGATAACCGGCGCAGTATCTCCATTTCCGCGACCACGTCGCCGATACAGTATTGTTTAAAGAGCTTCCATTTCTCTGGCTCATGGTGCGGTAGTGTCCGTGTACGGAAGCCGTTCGCCTTGGTCGGTTTCGTCGGCACACAGAACGTCCGGATTAACGCGTTGCCTGTACCAAGTTTTCGCTTGTCCTGTGGGATACCCAAGGCCTCACCCAACGCAGCCAGACCGGCCGGATAGCCGTTGTACAACCCGTGGACTTGTGTGCAGCGCCACTGCTCAAGCGGCGAGGAGAAATACTTGTTCAGGCAGTACCACTCGAATGCCGCGTTGTACGCACTCTTGGTGACGTTCGGATCGGCCAGTGCGTGAATTACTTCTGGTGGTATCAGCTCTCCCTGGGCCAGATCGACAATCTGCACGGGGCTACCGTTCCAGGAGTAGGCAAACAGGAGGATTTGAAAATCGGGGGACTGCACGTATTTGTACAGTCCCGCCTTCTTGATGTCGACGCTGGAATACGTCTCAATGTCTATGGATAGATGATGCATGGCCTCACAGCCCCATAATTCCACCGTTCAGAGGCTTACCGGTGATCGGGTCGATCTGCGGCGCTGATTGCGGTGCTTGACCGAACTGCTGCGGAGCTAGTTGGCCGTAACCGGGAGCCGGTGCTCCGTACCCTTGCTGTGGATACCCGTATACTTGCTGTGGCTGTTGACCATATGCAGCAGGCTGCGGCGGAGCTGCAGGAGGTGAATACTGTTGTTGAGGAGGAACCGGAGTGCCTCCAAAAGCTTGTTCTGCGCTGACACGTCCGCCCAGCGGCTCACCATCACGCAATTTTTGTACCGGTCCCAGGCCTGCGCCGACTCCGCGATTGCCTGAATTGTTGTAAGGGAAAAAGTTGATATTTACACGACCATACATGCCGGAGTAAACTTCCGTTTGATTGATGATTGGATTGAGATTTGCGTCCACAACCTGCTGTTGCTGCTTGCTGCTTGCTGTCACTACCCAGTGGCCTGCGCATTCAGGACCGAAAGCCTCGCCGTTTGGGCGCAGGCCGTCGCCATCGTAGATCGGGACTTTCGGTTGTGGAGGTCTCGCGCCTGCCCACACAGTTTGTACGCCTTTGTTAATGGCGGCTGCGATCGCAGCATCAATACGCTGTTTAGTGGCAACGTCGCTTTTTGGGATCAGGATCGTAACACTGTATTTTGGTTCTTGCCCCGGTTGATTCGCCCGTGGTGTAAACAGATTCACATAGCTAAGTCTCACTTCACCAGTCGTAACATTTGTCTCTTGTCCAGTTGTCATATTGTCTCTTCCTCCTCGATATTTTCCGCTTGGCCACCTACCGCTGGCCATTTGTTCAATGTGATAATCCGCTATTTCGCCCACGCTTACTGCCCTCCAAAAGCCTGCTCCGGAGTAACCTGATCGCTGATAGCCTGGCGGCCGTCGTCAATCGGCACAAGTGTAGGAGCTCCTGGCTGCTTTACCACAAGGCCTGACTCTTCAAGCAGCTCGCGGTACTGCTTTTTGCCAATAGCCTTTTCCACAGCTGCAGGTGTCAATGGTTTGCGTTCGTACAGCAGTGCCTCATCGATACCGTTGGCCTGCAGATGGGCAAAAGCGGCGTCCAGGTCGGCATACTGTCGGGAGCCCCGGCCCTCGACCGCTTTCCAGCCGGGTACTTCTCCGCCGCGAAGAGCCTCAGCAAGAGCTGCCTCTTTCAAGCTTTTGTACCAACTCACGATGCCCTCAGCTCTGCGGAGCACTTCCCCGACTTCATCCCAGCTGATTAGCGGCGGCTTCATCGGCGCGTACTGCTCAACAGAAAGCAATTGCTCTACCCTTGCGCGGCAAGTGTCCCGCGCCCGACAAAAGCCGCAATGTTCGCCAACCTTATACTCACCTTCACCGGCGAACGCCTTGGCCGCAATCGGCTTGATCGACTCGCCCCAGGCCAACAACTCCGCTGCTGGAATCGACCACTCTGACGGCTGCTCCCATACCTTTGGCTGCACGATGGACATGTGAACCGTTTCGATCTCGTAAAGCATGGAATATGCCTGCAAAGCCCCGAGCGCATACAGCATCATCTGCGGATTGTTCTCGGCGGGAACCGGCACGCCTTGACCATTCTTGTAGTCAATGACGTGCAGCTGCTTACCCCCGATCACGATGCAGTCTGATGTTCCAGACGATTCCGGCACATATGCGCTCAGATCAACGCGACGTTCGATTGTCACATACGGCGGCGAGCTGAAGCCGTGAACGATTGCTTGCACGTACTCCAGGTACATGGTTGTGTGTGCATCCATTTCTGGCTCGAACAGAGGGTTTTCCTTGAACTTTTTCAGTGCGTTGGCAAACTTCCTTGGCCCTATTGGTTCAACAAAATGCTTCCGCAGTTTAAGCTCCGCGATCTCATGGGCAAGTGTTCCTTTCTGAGCTGCTTCGCTCGTAGTATCCGGAAGTGTCGCTTCAAGCCGGGCGCTCGGCGTGCAAATGAGCCATCGATGCGCCCCACTGGGGGCGAGGAGCGCGTGAGAGCGTTCCGCATGTGAAATTGCCGTCATACGCCACACCCCCGTTGTTCCAGTTGCTCCTGAAAGATGTCGAGCTCATTCCGTAGTCGATCAATTTCTCGCTCCAAGCTCATAGCATACCGAATCGTCTCGGGCCATCCCTCGCGGGCTTCTGCAACAAAACGGGCATCGTTTATACGGGGCTTTCTAGGATAGTCATTCTCCACTCTGGCAACGGCTCCGTATCCCGGCCCTTTGGGGCCCCATACGATGTTGTCTTCATACATATCAGAATCATTCATTCTCCACGGTCCCGGCGTAGCAGCTTCGCATATTTTGAGGTCAGCCTGCAGATCGCGCCGAATCATATCTTCGCCCCCAGCGCCCGCAGCTCCGTTGCAACTGCACCGTAATGCTCTTTTGGAACGGCTGTTAATGGCGGACCTCCGAATCTTTGCAACATTTGAATTACCTCAGCCTGACGCCCAGCGTCCACAAGTTGAGTCGCTGCAACAGCCAGCTGATCCATAGAGTAAGTTTGCGTTGTCGTCGGAACTACTCCAGGGGCCTGACCGGGTGCTACAGGTGGTATTGCAGGGACTCCCTGTACCGGCGGAGCCACGGGTGGCGCTAAAGGTGCTGACTGCGCGAATTGCTCCGTTTGGTAGGACGGCTGAGTCAACGGGACCACGTTCTGCGGCGGGGCTTCTTGCTGCGGTTGTTGCACCGGCACAGATGCTTGGGGAGCTGCAGCAGCGGCAAAAGATTGATTGCCAGCAAGAGATTTCGACAGAGCATGAATCGCACTGACCAGTTCAGGGGCATTGATCGTAACGGTAATGTTCAAAATGAACCCTCCTTGTTTTTGCGCCTCCAGAAATGTACAATAGAGGCAATCAATATGTGTTTTGTTTTGGACTCAGCGTTGCCGCGCTGGGTCTTTTACTTTTCATCCGCACAATCTTCACATGTTCTGGGGTACCCAGGTTCTGCAAAATCGTCCATATACGTGCCGCATACTTGACATAGCAGACCAGATAGAATCATTTCAGCTACTTCTCCCAATCCAAACACCCTCCTTCCGTTTGGTCACGAGGCCGCCGACAGCCCAACCTCTCTGCCAGCCGTTGCATTTCCTTGAATGCTCCACGCTTTGGCCTCGCTTATGTAGACCTGTCTCATCAGTGCCGGACGGTCATCCCCGGCAGACCAGGGAATCCCCTGGTTTCGACTAGTTGCACGCGTTTTCCCATGCGGGTATAATTGGATTGAAATCAATTCCAATGCTGTTTGCTGAATGGCCGTCCTGCACGACGGTCATTTTGCATTTTCGGCCCTGGTGTGCGGCTGCAATCTCCTCTTCCAGCTCAGCGATCTCTGCCTCGATCCACCAGTCCCATGTGCCGTCCGTGTGACAGCTGCGACGCATCTGCCGATAAATGATTTTCAAATCTTCAATCCTTTGGCGAGCTGCTCGGAAGCCGTATCTCCTCACACTCTCCCGCCTTTCTCCAGTGCCTTCCGGTTTTCTTGGAGTCGATCGTGATAAGAAGCTACTGCCTGGTGTGCCCCTGGAAGGTTTGCTGCCGTCATGTTCCTTGCTTCACGGCCAAAGGTTTTCTCCAGGATTGCTTGCTGACGATTGTTCCAGTCACATTTGTTGCTATTCATTTACCTCATCCCCTCTTCAAATTGTTTAAGGATCTGATCACGCTCAACGCGCAGTTGGTTGATTCTGGCTTTCATCTTGGTAACCGCAACTTCTGAGAGCTGTTTCCCCTCTTCAATCAATTGTTTTGCAAGTGATGCATGCTCCCTAGAGATTTGAACCAGACGGTCACCGTGCCCGGAATTAACTGCCATCCAGATTGCCCGTTTGCTGAAGTTACTCACCCTGACTTCCACCTCTCTCAATAAAGCGTGAGTTTATCGATTTCACGACAAATATCGTGCTGCCACTCAACGTCTTCGCTAATGTGTGCAAGCTGACTCATCGTCAGTAGGCAGTTCAGCTTCCATTGCTTGTTAACAAGGGCAGTGTGGCAATGCTTTAATTCACGCCACTCATCATGTGTCAGTTGGCGTTTCAACATAAACCCAACCAGCTCCAGCAAGCGATTTTCCACTACAGGCATGCTGTTCACCCCTTATCGTTGTTCCATCAGCCAGGTTTCCAAGAAGGCTCTTGTTTCCCTTGCCGGAAAATACCATTTGCTCCCTACCTTCCGTTTTGGAAACCGGGGATCGAAAAAGAATGCTTCTTGAATGGTGTTCCAACTCATACAGGTTCGCTTTTTCAGCTCTGCCGAATCCCAAAAAACGTACTCCCCCTCAACCTCCTTAACCAGTTCACCGATCCTTTCACGGCAAAATTTTAGGACTTCGCGCTCATCCACTTGAACGTTGATCAATTGGTTCACATTCATACACCCCCTAACGGTATTTTAAATACCCAACAATTCAAAAAAATAATTAGGGCATACTTAAATAAAGGTATTGACGATACCCCTTCTATTACTTATACTGGTAACAGGTATTAAAAATACCCTTTGACCTAAAACAAATCTTCCGCCTTACCTTCTAGGATCTCGCAGAGCTTCATCATTAGGCTGAAACTCGGATTGACTCTACCGTATTCTAGGCTTTTGATTGTCTCCTTTGAAACACCGGCAGCCTCAGCGAGCTGTTCCTGAGTAAGGCCCTTTTGAAGACGTTTTGTTCTTAGGTTTTCTCGCTTTTTCAGCGTTCCGTTCACTGCTTTCACCTCCCGGTAATTTGGTTAACTTGATTATAGACGGTATTTTAACTACCGTCAAGTATTTTAAATACCCTTTTTTAATTTTGATTTTGGAGGGCAACTATTATGTCACTTGGGGAAAGAATTCGCGATCGTCGAAAGCAGCTCGGTCTAACGCAATTGGAGATAGCGCAACAGCTCAATATGGGCCGATCAAACTTCGGCCACATTGAAAACGGCAGAGTAGTGCCGTCGAGTACCGATCTCGATAAGATCGCAGATATTTTAAAGACCAAGCCTGATTATTTATTAGGGAAAACAGATGATCCTTCTTTATTAACTAATGAAGACTCAAATGCCCTTACCCCCAAGGAAGAAAAAGATATAGCTGTCAAATTGCAAAAGATGATGGACGAGCTCGAAAACGACTCATCGCTTGCCTTTATGGGGGAACCACTCGATGAAGAGGAGCGGGAGTTACTACGCATTTCATTAGAAAATACCCTTCGCTTGTCTAAGCAAATGGCCAAAAAGAAATTCACTCCTAAAAAATACAGAAAGTAGTCTCCGGGGGTTATCCAATGGCTCGAACAGATGATATTATCGGACGAATCATCCACGCCCACGGAACCAATGACCCGCATAAAATCGCAGCACAGAGTAAGATAATGGTTCTGTTTGAGGAATTGGGAAGAAACATTTGGGGATATTACGCTTGCATAAACCGTATACCCAGCATCCATATCAATAATCGTCTTGATGAATTCAGAACCAAATTCGCAATCGCTCACGAATTTGGGCACCACAAGCTTCATCCAGGAGTCAACACTCCTTTTCTTCGTAAAAACACTCTTTTCTCGGTCGACAAGATTGAACGCGAGGCAAACAATTTCGCAATAAAACTCATTGTTGGAAACAACACACCAGAATACGGCGAAACCAAACAAGGCTTTCTGCTCCGCTGCGGTATTCCGGAAGAATTCCACGTTTTTTATTAATCCTGGTAGTACCCGCCACCAGGCGGTTTACTATACACCTAAAAAGAACATATGTTCCTAAGGAAGGAGAATTGCAGTGGCAACATTTCGGAAACTCCCTAGTGGTAAATGGCAAGCAAGGGTGTCCCGTGACGGGAAAGAATTCAGCATTGGTACTTTTCGAACCAAAAAAGAAGCTGAAATCGAAGCAGCAAAGGTCGAGGAACGGATCTACTATGGGCAGGTCTTGAATGATCGCAACATGTTGTTTGATGAGGTAGTGGATAGCTGGTTGGCCCATAAAAAGAATGAGCTTAAGGAGTCGACTTATAGGCAAATCGAAGTTATTATTCGGTTGCACATTAAGCCAGATTTTGAGAACAAACGGATTATGAAGATAAGGCGAGCCGACATTAAGAAGTGGATACAAGATTATGTTGATCAAACGGACAAGAATGGCAACCCAAAATATTCATTCGGATCATGTCTGAAATACTTGTCCGTTATGAAGAGTATTTTCCATTATGCCGTTCATGAATTGGAGGTGCTAGAGAAAAGCCCGGCGGATCGCTTGAAAGTACCAGTAAAGGATTCGACCGAGAAGAAAGAAAAAATTAAATATTTCTCATTGGACGAATTAAACAAGCTCCTCGACTTTATGAAATCTTATAAACACCAACGTTTTGAGGGGTATCCACTCTATTATATGCTGATGTACTTTTTAAGCAAAACCGGCCTGAGGATCAGCGAAGCTTTGGCTCTACGATGGACCGACATTAACGGGAACCAGCTCACTGTGGAACGCCAAACGAGCAGAGATGATAACAATAATCTAAAGTTAACCACTCTAAAAAATACGTCATCCTACCGTACGATAAGGCTGGATGATGATTTGTTAAGAGAGCTTAAAAAGTTCAAAGCGAAGCAGAACGAATTGATATTAGGCAGTGAAACATTCCGACAGAATAAGGACGGGGTAATTTTCCAAAATTACTTAGGAAACTATCTGACGCCCTCTACAGTCCGAGAATCGATTGAAAATTACTGCAAACAGGCAGGGGTTCCATATAAAGGTACCCACGGGTTCAGGCACACCCATGCGGTGCTACTGCTTGAATCAGGAGCAAGCCTAGTCTTTGTCTCAAAACGACTTGGGCATAAGACAATTAAAACAACCGCGGACACGTACCTCTCCATTACCCAGAAAATAGAAGAAGACGAACTTAAAAAGTTCGCCTCCTACACTAAAAGACAAATTTGAATCGGCACGAAATCGGCACAAACGATTTCGACCAATATATTAATAGCCTACAAACCTTGTTGCAGCAAGGCTTGAGAGGTATTACCCAATACTACCTTCCATCTCGAACTTGATCAGTCGGTTCATCTCGACAGCGTATTCCATCGGCAGTTCTTTTGTAAACGGCTCGATGAAGCCCATGACGATCATTTCAGTCGCTTCGGCTTCGGACAGGCCGCGGCTCATCAGGTAGAAGAGCTGGTCTTCCGATACCTTGGAAACCGTCGCCTCGTGCTCAAGCGTGATGTTGTCGTTCATGATTTCGTTGTATGGAATCGTGTCCGAGGTGGACAGTTTATCCAGAATCAGCGTATCGCATTTGATGTTCGACTTGGAGCCTTCCGACTTGCGGCCGAACTGAGCCAGTCCGCGATACGTTACTTTTCCGCCATCGCGAGAGATGGACTTGGAAATAATCGTGGATGTGCAGTCCGGAGCCAGGTGGATCATTTTCGCACCTGCGTCCTGATGCTGTCCTTTGCCTGCTACGGCGATAGAAAGAACGGTACCTTTGGCACGCGGTCCTTTCATGATCACCGCAGGGTATTTCATCGTCAGCTTGGAACCGATGTTGCCGTCGATCCACTCCATGTTGGCGTCAGCGTATGCAACCGCACGTTTGGTCACGAGGTTGTACACGTTGTTGGACCAGTTTTGGATGGTCGTGTAACGGCAGCGAGCGCGTTCCTTGACGATGATTTCCACGACTGCGGAGTGCAGGGAGTCTGTGCTGTAGATCGGTGCGGTACAACCCTCTACGTAGTGCACGAACGCATCCTCATCGACGATGATCAGCGTGCGCTCGAACTGACCCATGTTCTCCGAGTTGATGCGGAAGTACGCTTGCAGCGGCGTTTCTACCTTGACGCCTTTTGGCACGTAGATGAAGGAACCGCCGGACCATACAGCAGAGTTCAGCGCCGCGAACTTGTTGTCCGCCGGCGGGATGACTGTCGCGAAGTACTCCTTCACGATGTCAGGGTACAGCTTCACGGCAGAATCCATGTCGCAGAAGAGAACACCCAGTTTTTCCAGGTCTTCCTGCATGTTGTGGTACACAACTTCGGATTCGTACTGGGCGGATACGCCGGCCAGGAACTTCTGCTCGGCTTCCGGAATACCCAGCTTGTCGAAGGTAGCTTTGATTTCTTCCGGTACTTCATCCCAACTGCGGCCCGCTTTTTCAGACGGCTTCACGTAGTAGGTGATTTCGTCAAAGTTGAGGTCGTCCAGATCGCCGCCCCATTTCGGCATGGGCAGCTTTTCAAAAATTTCCAGTGATTTCAGGCGGAATTCCAGCATCCATTCCGGTTCTTCCTTGATGCGGGAGATTTCCTCCACGATCTCGCGAGTCAGACCCTTCTTGGTACGGAAAATGGAGACGTCCTTGTCGTGAAAGCCGTACTGGTATTCCTGTATTTCCGGGGCTTTTTTCGCCATGTGATTTCACTCCTTACGATTTATTCATGTCCAGCCTGCTTGATTCCCTGCTCCAGCGCCTTCCAGGCCAGGGTAGCACATTTGATCCGCGCCGGGAATTTCGTTACTCCGGAGAGCGCCTCGATGTCCCCCAGATCGACAGAATCGTCGACTTCTTTTCCCTGCATCAAATCGGAAAAGAGCTGAGCCAGCTTGAGCGCTTCCTCTACAGGCTTTCCCTTGACTGCGTCCGTCATCATCGAAGCGGATGACATGCTGATGGAGCAGCCTTCTCCGAGGAACTTGGCATCCGAGACAATTCCGTCCTCCACTTTCAAAGAGAGCGAAATGCTGTCGCCACAAGTCGGATTGTTCAAATTGACGATGAGTCCTTCCGATTCCTCCAGCTTGCCGCGGTTGCGCGGTTTCTGGTAGTGGTCCATAATCACGCGGCGGTACAGATCATCAAGAGAAGACATTGCCGAAAAACTCCTTCGCCTTTTTCAAGCCCGACAGGAAAACATCCACTTCTTCTTCGGTGTTGTACAGATAGAAGCTGGCACGCGCACTAGCGGTGACATTCAGCCAGCGCATCAGCGGCTGGGCGCAGTGGTGACCCGCCCGGATGGCAATCCCGTGGCTGTCGAGCACTGTGGCCAGATCATGCGGATGAACCTCTGACAGGTTGAAAGTGATTAAACTGCTGCGGTCCTTTTTGGGGCCGTAAACGGAAACTCCGTCCATTTCGAGCATTTGCTCCATCGCGTACGCCACCAGCTTTTTCTCGTGGCGCTCGATTTCTTCCATGCCGATCTCCTGCAAAAAGTCGATCGCCGCGCCGAGTCCGATCGCGCCGGCGATGATCGGCGTGCCGCCTTCAAACTTCCACGGCAGCTCCTTCCAGGTAGAGTCATACAGCTCTACGAAGTCGATCATTTCGCCGCCAAATTCCATCGGCTCGGTTTTCTCCAGAAGCTCGCGCTTGCCGTAGAGCACGCCGATCCCGGTCGGCCCGCACATCTTGTGAGCGGAAAACGTGTAAAAGTCGCAATCGAGATCTTGCACGTCGACCTTCGTGTGCGGCGCTCCTTGCGCCCCGTCGACAAACAGGACAGCGCCGTGCTGGTGGGCGATTTGTGCGATTTCCTTGATCGGCGTCGTATCGCCCAGCACGTTGGAAATATGGTGAATGGCTACGATTTTCGTATTGTCGGTTATGGTTTCCCTGACAGCGTCCAGCGTAATCGTACCGTCCTCTGCCAGCGGAATGAATTTGAAGGTAGCTCCGGTAGCCTTTGCCGCCTGCTGCCAAGGGATGAAGTTGCTGTGATGCTCAACCACGGTGGTCACAATTTCATCGCCTGGCTTAAGAGTAGCGCGGGCATAGCCGTACGCTATCGTATTTACCGCGGTGGTCGTTCCCCGCGTAAAGACGATCTCTGCCGTTTCACGGGCATTCACGAAGGCACGCACTTTTTCGCGCGCCTCCTCGAATTTGTCCGTGGCCCGACTTCCAAGCGTGTGAACCCCGCGATGCACATTGGAGTTGACCTCCTTGTAATACGCATCGATTGCTTCGATAACCTGAATCGGCTTTTGCGAGGTGGCCCCATTGTCCAAATACACCAGCGGGTGGCCATTTACCTCTTGGTGAAGAATGGGAAAGTATTTCCGAAGCTCCTTGGCATTCATTTAACCCAACTTCCTTTCGAGCGCCTGACGAAGCCGGTTGCGAACCTCTTCAACCGGAATCTCGGCTACGACAGGGTCCAGGAAGCCCAGGATAATCAGGCGTTCTGCATCCTGACGGGTGATCCCCCGAGACATCAGGTAGTAGATGCTCTCTTCGCTGACGCGGCCTACGGACGCTGCGTGGCCTGCCTTTACATCATCCTCGTCGATCAGCAGGATAGGGTTGGCGTCCCCGCGGGCTTTTTCGCTCAGCATGAGAATGTTCTCAGCCTGTACGCCATTTGCCTTTTCGGCGCCTTTTTCGATTTTGGTGATTCCGTTCAAAATGCTGGTCGCTTCATCCGTCATGACGGCTTTGCTGACCATGTCGGACTCGGAATGAGTACCGATATGCTGTACTTGGGATGTCAGGTTTTGACGCTGGGAACCGGTACCTACCGAGATGCTCTTGGTCTCGGCGATAGAACCGACCCCTTGGAGGATGGTCGTGTTGTTTGCCACAGTGTTTCCGTCGTTCATCTCGCCCAAGATCCACTCCATCTTGCCGTCGCGGTCCACGCTGGCGCGGCGGAAGGAGTAGTCGTGCACTTCGGTGGAAAGAGAACGCACGGATGCGACTTGCACGGTTGCTCCTGCGCCTACATATACTTCAACAACGCTGTTTGCTACCATATTTTTGCCTTCGCCGGATACATACGTGTCTACGTAAGTAACCTTGCTGTGCGCTTCCGCAACGATCAGCACGTGCGGACAAACAAGCGCATCATCGCCTGCCACTTCAAATACGGCTTGCACAGGCACGCTTACTTCCACGTTTTTGGGAACGTAGAGGAAAACGCCGCCATTGACCACTGCTGTGTGCAGCGCGGTCAGCTTGTGCTCATCATATTTTACGACAGTGCCCAAGTATTTTTGCACGAGCTCGCCGTGTTCTTTCAGCGCAGTTGCCAGGTCGGTAAAGATAACGCCCTGGTTCTTCAGCTCTTCGTCTGCGGACTGAAAAACGACGGATGCGTTTTTCTGCACGATCAGACTTTTTACGCTATCTGCATCGATTTGTCCTTTGACCAGATCGTCCAGCTCTTGGGCTGTTGCCACTTTGCCGGAGGTTTGGAACGGTACAAACTGATCGATATTCCACTTGTCTATTTTCGTTTTCTCCAAGACGGGCAGTTGCAGCTCGCCCGCTGCCTTCAGACCGGCCAAGCGCTTTTCCAAAAACCATGCAGGTTCAGAATTAGCCTTGGAGAACTCGGTGATCGCTTCGGAATCGAAGCGGAGCTGTATATCTACACTCATCTCACTGCTGCCTCCTTCTCTTACACGTTTGCGTTGACGGTTTCATCGACGATGCCGAGTTCTTCCTTGATCCAGTCGTAGCCTTCCGCCTCCAGGCGTTCAGCCAGCTCAGGACCACCGGACTTCACGATTCGTCCTTGCATCATCACGTGTACGAAGTCAGGCTTGACGTAGTTCAAGAGGCGCTGGTAGTGGGTAATGATCAGGAAGCCGCGATCAGCGGAACGCATTGCATTTACGCCGTTCGCTACCACTTTCAGCGCGTCGATGTCGAGACCGGAGTCGATTTCGTCGAGAATGCAAATGGCAGGCTCCAGCATCATCATTTGCAGAATCTCGTTGCGCTTCTTCTCACCGCCGGAGAAGCCTTCGTTCAGATAACGGTGGGCAAAAGCTTCATCCATTTCGAGGGCGCCCATTTTCTTGTCCAACTCGCGGATGAACTTCATCAGCGAAATTTCATTGCCTTCGCCGCGGCGTGCGTTGATCGCAGAGCGCAGGAAGTCCGTGTTGGTAACTCCGCTGATTTCGGACGGATATTGCATCGCCAGGAACAGACCTGCGCGTGCGCGCTCGTCCACTGCCATTTCCAGAACGTCTTCGCCGTTGAGGATCACTTCCCCATCGGTTACTTCGTATTTCGGGTGGCCCATCAAAGTGGAAGCCAGGGTGGATTTCCCCGTCCCGTTCGGTCCCATGATCGCGTGCACTTCTCCGCCTTTGATCTCGAGGTTGAGACCTTTGATGATTTCCTTGTCTTCAATCTTGGCGCGTAGGTTTTTTATCTGCAAATGCGGTACTGCTGTCATTTTCTTTTCCCTCCATGACACTCAAAAATGAGTTGACTTATTCTCAATCCATTCTCAATACCCATCTTATAATAAGAATAATTATAAATCAAGGAATGAAACATATCTGTAATTTTTAAATCATTATATTTAAAAAGTATCACCTCGTTGACCGGGCATTTGCTTATTTTGGCTAATTTTGGAGAAATCATGCGGATTGCTCTCAAAGTGGCTGCGGATATGTTTTTTGGTGCGGTCCGGGCTTTGGTGGTGGAGATGAAAAAAGGAGAAAACGGCTGCAGGTTCGGTGGGCCACTGCGAGGGAGCTGAACTGTCCGGCTCCATTCCAAAAGCAAAACCGCGTCCAAAAGCAGTAGACACGATGAGGGGTCTCAGAGTTGGACGCTAAAAGCGTGTTTTGCTTTTTCCATTCCGCCTGGGAGGTGTCCCAAAGACCTTTTCCGTTTTCTCCTTTTTCATCTCTACAGCTTGGTTCTTCGACCGCAACTTATTGCCAGCAATTCAAGAAGGGCTGTTCCCTCTTGCAGCAGTTTGAACCGTTGCAAAGGGACAGCCCCAGGAATATCCTATATTTCTCTGTATCGCTTGATAGCTTGATTTCTCGCATGCGATTTCAGGTCGCCTTTGCCTGCACATTGCCGACTCGGCGTTGCCACGCATGTTCGCTATTCATTATTCCCTGTTCCTTGCTCCCGGTCTTACTGAACCTTTGGACCTGCTGCAGCGATTTCGGCTGCATTCGGGAACTTCTTCTGGAAGTTTTCGATAAAGCGGTTGGCCAGATCGCGGGCCTGCTTGTCGTAGGCGTCTTTGTCCGCCCACGTGTTGCGCGGGAGCAGGACTTCCGCCGGGACGTTCGGGCAAGAGGTTGGCACTTGCACCCCGAAAGTCGGGTCTGCCACATAGTCGACCTTGGCCAGCTCGCCGTTCAGAGCCGCGGTGACCATTGCGCGGGTGTAGGACAGCTTCATGCGTTTTCCTACGCCGACCGGTCCGCCGGTCCAGCCGGTATTGACCAGGTACACCTGCACGTCGCGCTCATCGATCTTTTTCCCGAGCATTTCCGCGTAGACGACTGGGTGAAGCGGCAGGAACGGGGAACCGAAGCAAGTGGAGAATTCGGTTTGCGGAGTGGTCACGCCGCGCTCTGTCCCAGCCATTTTGCTTGTATATCCGGACAGGAAATGGTACATTGCCTGTTCTCTTGTCAGTTTGGAGATGGGCGGAAGCACTCCGAACGAGTCAGCTGTCAGGAAAATGATCACATTCGGATGACCGCCGACACCTGGGATTACAGCCCCTGGAATGGCTTCGACCGGATAGGCTGCCCGGGTATTTTCCGTGTATTTGTCGCTGTCGTAATTTGCCTCGCGAGTCTCAGGATCGACTTCCACGTTTTCCAGCACTGTACCGAACTGGATCGCTTTCCAGATCTGTGGTTCGCCTTCTTCGGACAGTCGGATGCACTTGGCGTAGCAGCCTCCCTCGATGTTGAACACGCCGTTGTCAGACCAGCCGTGCTCGTCGTCGCCGATCAGGAAGCGGTCCGGGTCAGCGGACAATGTTGTCTTTCCTGTTCCTGACAGACCGAAGAAAAGAGCCACATCTCCGTCTTTGCCTACGTTTGCTGAGCAGTGCATCGAGAGAACGTTTTGTTCAGGCAAAAGCAGGTTCATTACGCTGAAAATCGATTTTTTCATCTCGCCGGCGTATTCGGTACCGCCGATCAAAACGGTTTTTTGCTCAAAGCTGGTGATGATGAACGTCTCCGAGTTGGTGCCGTGCACTTCCGGATTTGCCTTGAAGGTAGGTGCGTATACTACGGTAAACTCCGCTTTATGGGCTGCCAGCTCTTCCGCGCTCGGGCGAATGAACAGCTGGCGGGCAAACAAATTGTGCCACGCGTATTCATTGACCACCCGGATCGGCAGGCGGTAGGTTTCGTCCGCTCCGGCAAAGCCGTCGAAGACAAACAGTTCTTTTGTTTGCAGATATTCCATGACGTCCTGGTATAGCACCTGGAATTTTTCCGGGGTAATCGGCTGGTTCACAGGGCCCCAGTTTACTTTATCGTGTACGGATGCTTCGTCCACTACGAATTTGTCCTTTGGGGAACGGCCCGTAAACTTACCTGTCAACGCGTTGAGCGCCCCTCTATCTGTCATCATGCCTTCGCCGCGCTGTACCGCCATCTCAACGAGCCTTGCGACTGGCAAGTTTGCATACACCTTTGTATTAGCCAGTACGTCAGCAAGCTTGTGAACCGTCTTGGTTTCCATGTGTGAACGATCTCCTTCCCGTATCTATCCGTTAACATGTTTTCTAATCATCGTTGATTTGCAATTAGTATATCACATTTGATCAAATAAGCTACAAGATTTTAATTTTTAGGTGTGAAGAAAATGTGAAGGCTCGTCCCACAAACGCAAGACTCCCTATATTATATGACATTTGTCGAAAAACAACATTCAAGGAAACAGGGAACCTGCGGAAAATAGCAAAGGATTAGAGCAACAGACCGTCGCTGCCTCCCTAGCCACATCTGCAGCCTTTATTGCTTCTCTGCCAGGTTTGGAGGGTTTTTGGTCCGGACTACATGAACCGCGTACCCATCCGGCTTGATTTCCAGACAGTTCAACTGAGATCCATACACGCAAGCGCCATCAATCCCGATTTTCCTCTCCCCAAACCATACATCCGGCTTTTCGTGCAGCGTACTGCAAGTCGTGTGGCCAAATACAACCGTTCGCGCTTCCTTCACCGGCTGATGATAAAAGGCATCCCTGATCCAGATCATCTCGTAGGGAGGAGTCTCTCTCCAGTCCTCGTACGCCGGATTGATGCCTGCATGCACAAAAATATGCTCTTTCGTCTCATAATAATAGGGCAATTGCTGCAAAAATGCGACTTCCTCCGCATAGTGCTGCAAAATATGCTCCCTGGCACTCTGGAGCTTCTGGTCCGACACTTCATTTTGAAACCAGTCGGTACCGCAAAAGCTCTCCAGCGTGGCTTTGCCGCCATTGCGCAAATACCGTTCCGTCTTTTGCGGCTCCCC